CAACCGGAAGGATGTCGTCAAGCCGGTCCTGCTGGGTGTGCTGAAGCAGTACTTCATGGACCACTATGAAACCTGCCTGAAGCCCAAGCTGGAGGCCGACGACTGCTTAGGTATCAAGGCCACTCTGCCATCTCAGCACAACTCGGTTATCTGCTCCATCGACAAGGACATGCGCCAAATCCCAGGCTATCACTTCAACTGGAACAAAGACACCAAGACCAGAGTGGTGAGCGAGAAGGAAGCTGACTTGTTCTTCTATGAGCAGGTGCTCCAAGGTGATCCCACAGATGGGTACTCGGGATGCCCGGGTGTTGGTAAGGTGAAGGCCAAAGCCGTGATTGCCGCTGTGCCCCCAGGTAAGGATTGGCACAAGGACGTATGGGCGGCAATCGTGCAAGTGTACGAAAACAAAGGGCTTGACGAGAGTTACGCCCTGACGCAAGCACGGATGGCAAGGATACTCCGGGCGACGGACTATGACCTTGAGAAGCAGGAAATCATTTGGTGGACCCCGGCTAAGTAGCTGGATTTCCGCCCTATACTTCGTACCCCCTTAGTTGGATACCCCTCGAAACAATACTGTTGAGGGATACACAGAGGATCAACACTATGGCAAAGAAGAATGACCCTGATGCTCTACCCATGTACTCCACCGATCTGGTCAAACTGCTGGACAAACAGATACCCCCCCGCTGTGCAGCACGAGGAGAGACACAGGAAGACATCTGGCGTTACTCCGGTATGAGACAACTGGTGGACAGCCTCCTGAGCAAAGTGGAGGACAACGAAGGATAACCTAAACAATGTGCTTATTCTCCACCCCCAAGATTCAAGACCCCGCCACCCCTACACCCCCCGCCCCCGAGCTTAAGCCCATGCAGTTTCAACCCACCTCCGGCGACTCCACCCAAAGGAAGCAAGCTGGTGTTAAACGCCTGCAAATCCCGATGGGTGGGGCCTCAAGCTCCCCTACGAGTCTTGCCATTCCAACCTAAAGGATACACTGAATGTCAGAGAAAATGACAGAGAGGTGGACCCGGCTGGACTCAGGACGGCAAACCCACCTCAACAGGGCTCGCCTCTGTGCAGCTCTGACCATCCCTCATCTACTCCCTCCCGATGGCTCCGACTTCAACACGGAGCTACCCACCCCGGCTCAGGGGCATGGCGCGCTCTGCGTCAACTCCCTGACCTCAAAGCTGTGGCTCACCTTGTTCCCCGCCGATCAGGTGTGGTTCAGGCTGGACATGAACGCCAAGGCCAAGAGACAGTTGGCCCAGCTTGCCCAGCAGGGTGAACCAGTGAAGGCGCAGATTGATGAAGCCTTTGCCGAGTACGAGAACGCAGGATTGGCCTACATCGAAGCCAACGGTATGAGAACCCCCGCGCATGTTGCCCTTCGTCTGCTTGTGGTGACAGGTAATGTGCTCATCTACATCCCCCCGCCGAGCAAAGACCTGCATCCATGGCTATCCCCCAGCTCAGGGTTGCGAGTCTTCAAGTTGAACCAATACGTTGTGGTCAGAGATCCTGGCGGCAAGGTGCTGGAAATCGTAGTGAAAGAGTCAGTGAGTGTGGCGGCGCTTCCCCTGGATGTTCAATTGCAGATCAAGAAGCCCCGCAAGAAGCCAGAGACTAAGGCCGACCTCTACACAAGAATATGGTGGGAGAACGGCAAGTATCAGGTGGAACAGAGCGCTCACGATGTGCTTATCCCCGGATCATCCGGCAGCTACACAGAAGAGAATCTTCCTTGGCTGGCCCTGATGTGGGCTGGTGATGGCGACTACGGCAGAGGTCATGTCGAGGAATACCTTGGTGACTTCGTAAACCTCGAAACGGACTGGCAGAGCACCACAGAGGGCAGCAAGGCCATGGCCAAGATCATCTGGCTGTGCAACCCCAACGGTGTGACCCGGAGCCGTGACGTGGTGAGGGCGCAGAACCTTGACGTGATTGCCGGGCGGGAGGAAGACCTCAAAGCCGCACAGGTGAATAAGTTCGCTGATTTCCAAGTGACTGAGCGGCAGATTGCCAGAATCGAGCAGAGACTTGACCAAGCATTTCTTCGTAATGGCTCAGTCTCAAGACAGGCCGAGAGAGTCACAGCAGAGGAGATCAGGTACTTGGCCAGAGAGCTGGAAGACACCTTGGGCGGGCAGTATTCCCTGTTAGCTCAGATGTTCCAGCTTCCCGTGGTGCGCCTCGTGCTCTTCAATTTGATGAAGTCGGGGGAAATCCCCGAGCTGCCCAAGCAGGACATCCGCCCCGTCATCACTGGCGGGCTGGAAGCTCTTGGCAGAACACATGAACAGGCCCGTACTACCCAATGGCTTCAAGATGCGGGTAGTGTCTTCGGTCCTGAAGTGGTGGCGCAGAGGGTCAAAACTTCTGCGTACATGGCTCGTAGTGCTATCAACTTCGGCGTGAAGGACAGCAAAGAGCTGCTCATCACGGATGAAGAGTTCGCACAGCAACAGCAGACCGCACAGATGAACAATACAGCAGGAGCACTCGCTCCCGAGCTGATGAAAGGTATGATGCAAAATGGCCAAGTCCCCGTTACTCCAGGAAGTCCAAGCGTCGATGGTGCAACCCAAGGATGAACCGCCGATGGCTCAGATGATCCCCATTGGCAACCCCACCAGCCTGTCTGATGGCAAGCCGAGGGCAGTCATCCAGATCAGCGAAACGATGCGAAGGGAGGACTACTGAAATGGGCGAAGTAACCTTTCCCATTGATGCCACTCCCACAGCCCCCGAGCTGATTGCGGGGAAGTACAAGAGTGAGGAAGACCTCGACAAGGGAATCATGGAGTTGGTCCGAAAGCAGCACGGTGACGTGACCGCTAGAACGGCCTTCTACAAGGAACTCGAAAGCAAGCTGGGGCAGCCTGCCGCTGATCCTGCCGCCACGCCGGTAGTTGATCCGGTAGACACTCCCAGCCCCGCCCCCGACCTCAAGGTGCCCGATGCTCCCGAGGGAATCCCCCAGGTAGACTTCGAGGGTTATTCCAAAGAGTTCGCGGAGAAGGGCGCTCTGTCCCCCGAAACCTATGCCAAGATTCAGAAAGACCACAACTTCGGTAAGGCCGAGGTTGACATGTGGATCGAAGGCCAGCAGGCAGCGGCGGAACTCCACACCAACAAGGTGTTTACCCACGTGGGTGGGCAAGAGAAGTACATGGAGCTGCTCAACTGGGCTAACGGTAACCTCACCGTGGCCGAGAAGCAGGAGTTCAACACGGGTATCGAGGTGAGAGACCCGGCCAAGTGGACGGCGGCACTGGATGCTCTTCAGGCTAAGTACACCAGAGCCAACGGTTCGGCCCCCAACCTCATTAGTGCCGATGGTGGTGCTGCGTCTACCTCTGCCTTCGGAAGTCAGAAGGAAATGGTTGAGGCCATCAAAGACCCGCGCTATCAGAGCGACACTGCGTATCGCACACAGGTGCAACGGCGGATTGCCGCCATGGCACGCTAGACTGTGTTCCTCGAAGCAATCCCCGTCATAGGCGGGATACTCCAGAAGGGTCTTGACATCATCGACAAGTGTGTTCCCGACAAGGACTTAGCTGAAAAGCTCAAGCAGGAATACACTTTAGCAGCGATGAACCAAGATTACCAAGCGGTTGCCAACGAGCTGGACAAGAGGGCAACCATCATTGCAGCAGAGGCGAACGGTCAGTCATTCTTTCAGAGGAACTGGCGACCTATCCTTATGCTCACCTTCAACTACATCATAGCGCACAATTACATCATTGCACCCATCTTTCACTTGGCCTGTGTGCCAGTCCCGGAACAGATGTGGAACCTCCTTCAGTTAGGCATAGGTGGTTACATCGTAGGACGTAGTGTTGAGAAGGTTGCTCCGACTGTGATTGCGATGCTAGGGAAGAAGTAACCATGCTCAAGAAAGCAGTGGATTACGTGTGTGGTCTGCCCAAGAAGATTTGGGCGAGTATCAAAGTGAAGTTTGACTGGCTGAGAACCAAGGTAATCGGCTACTAGAGTTTCAATCATCGGGCTCTGGTGTGGAGATGGCAGGGTAGCTCCCTGACGGCCACACTATCCCGACCAGTAACACCCCTCGTATTACTCCTCACGAAACATCCCGCAAAGCCCATGTCAAACCTAACCGAGGTTAGGCCACGTGGATACCTTC